TGAATGGTATGATGATTGGATTGTAAGCTCTCCAAGCTGGGAGACTCGTGTACCTGCGGTTATCATGCTAAAGGATATGATGAAGCGTAAAGCTATGCCTCGCTTCTCTAAGAGCAACGTGTATCTGCGTGACCTGTACTCTTGTCAGTACTGTGACGATCGTCTTCCTAAAAAGGAGCTAACTATTGATCATGTACAGCCTGTGTCCAAAGGCGGCAAGACCAATTGGACAAACATCGTAACAGCGTGTAAAGCCTGTAACGTGAAAAAAGGCGCACGTACAGACATTAGGCCAAATCGTTTGCCTTACGCCCCTGACTATTACGATCTAGTGCGTAAGAGAAAGCTAATGGCGTTTGAATTGAAACACGAAACTTGGAAACAATACCTATAAAAAAAGGAGCTATTAAGCTCCTTTTTTCTTGTCCTTGTTGTAGTTAAATTCTACGTCAATGTTGTGTTGATTTAGTAAGTGTTGATACGGAGCAAGTGCCCTGCGTGCTCTTGCTTCGCCAGCTCGTTGCATCGCAGCGCCTACGCCTTTCCAAAATGATTTCATTAGTTATGATTCCATACGTCTAAGGTTAGTTTGTTGTATTTTTGAAAGGGTGCGTCGCCACGGTTTAGCATCCTTTGTCTGTTCTCAAGATCGTATATATCATGAGCACGAGAAAGATAACGCTCTTCGTCTGAGCGATTGTCAAATAGTGATTTGATGAAGTTAAGCATCTGTGTCAGTTCCAATGTCATAGTAAGTTAAAGACGCATCTTTAGGTAGTTCAAATAAAGATACAATGTAGTTGATAAAGTATAGCATTAAAGTCCTAAGCGGTTGCGAATCCCAGTAATCGCAACAGTTTGGCTAACGCCGTTGTCAGTGAGTGAACGTAGTTCACTTTTGTATTCAGCACGAATAAATTCGTTGATATGATTGTTCTGTCGAGAACGAACAAACTTGCGCAAATTAAACATCTTAGTAGTCCTTGTGTATGTTTTAGTTTAGTAAATGAGAAAGAAAATGTTTTTACTAACTCTATTTACATATACTATAACACAAAAAAGGGGCTTTAATAGCCCCTTTTAAAACAAACGATCTTTGCGCAAACCGCATAAGTTACAGTTATATTACTAGTTAGCCTTACAATGCTTTGCGTATAGACTACAAGTATGATCGTTTATCATGTCTAGTTTGTTACCCACTAGGCCATTCCAGCGGTCCATAAGCTTTTTCCAAAAGCCTACGTTTACAACAACACCGTCACTGTTAATATACTTCTCAGTACCTGCGTGCTTGAAGCCTAACAGTGCCGGCGGAACCATAGTAACAACATCATTATTGTTAACCCAACGATAGTGCGTCTTGCCTGCCATGCTGTTAGCAAACTTAGCGTCGCCTGCTCTAGGAGAACCAAAAGTGTGTAGCTCAACTGGGTCAGGCAATGCGTCATCTTCCCAAGCACGACTTGCCATAATAGTAATCATAGCAGCGCCGAGGCTGTGACCTGTAAACCACAAGTTGCGCTTGTCGTCATTTAGCGCTACTAGGTCCTCGTATATCATTTCCCAGATGTCATCAGACTCACGCTTGAATCCTTTGTGTACTTTACCAACAGTTTCGCTGTCTTCTTTTCGTGCGTCGAGATCAGCAAGCATATCGTTCCAGTTGCCAGGCTCAGTACCTCGACAAACAAACACTACATCAGTGTCACTTTCAAAGCGATACGCCTGGGCACCGTCTCTGCTGTAAAACTCAAGTGTGTGAAAACCAAATTCTTTAACAAGTTTTTTAGCTTCAGCTGGATCTTCGTAAACAAACTCAGATAGCTTGGCCAGAATGTGTCCCCGTCCGGAGACACGAAGTGATTTCATATTCATAAGATGGGCCCTCTCTTTCCCAAAAGTATTTATATCTCAAGGCTAAATAATAACACTATGCGCAAGAAAACTAGATCAATTTTAGAAGAACTACAGAACTATAGAAATTATGACCCTGACTTCATGATTGAAGGATCTGCTACTAACATTTTAGAAAGTGTTGTCAACTTAATGACTAGAGTTGACAAGCAGTACGGTCCTGACACCAGCATGAAGATTGAGAAAAAGTTTATTAACGCTTTGCGTACTGGCGATACTGACAAGTTTAGTAGAAGCTTAAAACGAATTATTAAGGAAACTAAAAATGACGATCCTAAATGAAGGCGGCAATATTTTTAAAGATGCTGAAGGTACTATCCTTACACAGCGCATTGACCGAGCAGACGTAGTACCAACACTACGTTGGTTAGAAAAAATTACAAATCTTCCACACGAAGACTTTATGCTAGGAAGTACAGGTCGTAAAGAAACAAGCGGAGACCTTGACGTAGCAGTTAACCAACAAGATGTAAGCAAAGACGAGCTAGTACAAAAGCTAGCAGCGTGGTGTACCCAGAACGGCAAAGATCCAAAAGCTTGGATACGCAAGACAGGTATTAGCGTACACTTCCTAACGCCCATCCGTGGTGATGAAAACAAAGGCTTTGTACAAACTGATCTAATGTTTGGCGATCCGGAATGGATGAAGTGGAGTATGGCAGGTTCAAACGATGCTACTGCGTTTGCTGGCGCTGACCGTCAAATCTTAATGAGCAGCATTGCTACTGCACAAGGCTTTAAATGGAGCCCAGCGCAAGGTCTTATTGATCGTATGAATAATCAAGTGATTACTCGCAACCCGCAGGAAATCGCACAGCACTTGCTAGGACCAAACGGTCAGCCAGATGACTTAGAAAGTGTAGAAACTATTTTAACAAAGCTGCGTACTCGTGTTGACTATCAAGAGTTAACAGCAGATGCTAGAGCTACATTTGAAAAAAGGGGAAAAACATTGCCAGAAGGTAAAGATATTAGTCGCTTGCGTGAGCTAGCTGGCGTACAAAAAATAGACGAAAATCCATTGAAGTTTGCTAAGAAAGCTGCCGACGCAGCAAGCAAAATGTTTAAAGGTGCGGACCCGGAGCCGAAGCCGTTTGACCCAGTTGATTTTATCGAAAAGCTTCCTAAGTCAGGTAGCGCTCGTGAAAGGCTCGAAGGTCTAATCCAAAATGTAAACAGCGTTGAGGACTTGGCTAAAGTAGAGAAAAAGTTCCTTGACATCCTTGCGCAAAAGAAAGTTCGATCTACTGAGGAAGCACAGTATTTGATAGACGTACTTCGAGTTAAGAAGCAAGAATTAATAAATCATAATAATAAGTTTGTAAGACCAGATGCTCCAGACGCTCCGTTTGGATCACCAGGGAACCCAATCTAATGAAAATGATCGAACTGTTCGAAGGAACAACTCAGCTAAACGAAGGAGCCGAGGCTCGTATTCAACACGCAGAGGACTTGATCTTTTGGGAAGGTTCTAAAGGTGCGCTTCGTGCTCTAGCAGCACTAAAGAGTATGGAAGAAGGCAAGCACAACGACGTTACTATTAAATGGGACGGGTCGCCTGCTATTATCTTTGGACGCAACGAGGACGGCGAGTTTGTACTTACTGACAAAAGCGGCTTTGGTGCTAAAGGCTACGACGGTAAGCCGAAAACTGCGCAAGCAGTTAACGATATGTTCATGCGCCGTCCAGCGGCACAGAAAGATCCGCAACGCCAACAAGAGTTCGCAGGCAAAATGTCGCAGCTATTCACACTGTACGAGCGTAGCTTTCCTAAGCATGTAATCGGCTTTCTCAAAGGCGATCTACTTTACTTTGATACACCTCCGCAACAGGACGGTAGCTTTGTGTTTACACCTAACATTGTAACTTACACAGTTGATGCTAACAGCGAAATAGGTAGTCAGATTGCTTCTAGTAAAAGTGGTGTAGTTGTACACAGATTTATGACCCCAGACGGTCAAGACTCTGCTGTGCCTCAAAGCATTTTAAATCAAATGAGTGCAGGCGAAGTGATGTACTTCCCACCAGTAACTGTTGAGCGTGCGCCAAACGTAAATGATTCACATGTCAAAGACGCTATATCTCTTGTAACACAGAGCGGCGCAGCAATTGACGACATGTTAAATGTTCAACGACTAACTGAACTAAAGATGAAAGATCTGCCTATGATCTTTTACACTTATCTAAACAAGAAAGTTGACTTAGGCCTTGACAACTTAGGTAGTGATTTTGTAAAGTGGATGCAGACAAGCAAGGTGTCACCGGCTAAGCAGCAAAGAATACAAGAGTACATTACTGAGCACAGCCAAGCGTTCAGAAACATGTGGCAATCAGTTGAAGAAATTATGCGAGTCAAGAACGATATTATTAAACAGTTCGACTCACACGACAGTGCTATTAAGTCAAGCATTAACGGTAACAACGGTGGCGAAGGTTATGTAATGGATCATAACCAAGGCGCTATTAAACTTGTAGACCGTAGCGGCTTTACAGCAGCCAACAGATCCGTACAGCGTGAGTCTGTATCACCTGAGCTAGACAGCATAAAGAAGCTAAGCGGCCTGGCATGATGGATTTTATAAAAGAGATACACGAAGCAAGGATGATACGATCATCTGGTGATCAAAAGGATCTTACCTATACTGATTGCTGCGAACGTCTCTTTATTATGACTTGTATGATCGAAGTAATGCGGTACGACGTAGACAACACAAACTTTATGAAAAGCTATCTGTACAAGACACTTGACAATAATCAGTACAAGCGTTTTAAGTTTGACAAGACAGACTTTTATAACTTTATCTACTTTGTCAACGGCGACAGCGCAGCAATGGACAAACTAAAAGATCCAGGCGCTGCTAAGAAGCTAAGAAGAGATACACACCTACCTCTCGCACAATTAAATGCGTACTTAACTAAAGTGTATCATAACCCTACTTCCTATAGAAGTACAGACAACGTGTTTTACGAGCTACAAAAGAGCCTAGGACAATATGTGTCACAGTACTCTGAGATGCGTAGAATGCTAAGCAACTATACTACAATCGGTACTGAGCAGAGAAAGCAGATTATTACAAAGCTGCTGTTTGCTGCTAGAGCAAAGCTACGTTCTAGTGATTTAATCGAAGAATTTTCTACTTGGGCAGGTCGTAATAACCTAGAAGTAAGCACTGTTACTGATAATGAACCAACCCATTCGAGAGCAGATTTTGATTCTAGTAATACCAAG